ATCATCGCTGCGGCAAATAAACTTAAAAAACAAAATAAGACTCTTAACAAAATATATCGAAGCCAAAGTGCTTCAAAGATGGCTTCTAGCTTAGGGCAGTTGGTAGTAGAGACTAGAAACGTTAAAGATGCATTGCGCTTGCTTAAGTCTGCCTATAGTGCATTAAGTGTGCGTAGCATTAGACTTATTCTTCCCACCCTCACCACAATGGACATCACTCGGTGGATTGGGGATGACATAACTAACATAAAAACAGTTAATCAAACTGTTACTGATATGGCGGGTATGCGGGCAAAGATGATTCGTGAGCTTGCTGAGAAAACGCCTGAGTGGATTGAGTTTAACCGGAAGTATGAAAAGGGTGGTATTGCACTGGGTGACGTAATGAATGCGTCTACTTTGTTAAGTGTTGACCCTTCTGCTAATCCTGATGTTGCAACTACGCTTCAAAACGATGCTCAATTAAAAAAATTAAACACTGAATATCAAGCCGCACTTAATGACCCTGCTAAAACACCTAAGCAGCGTAGTGCTGCAAAAGCTAAAATTACAAAGCGCGAGAATGAGATTAAGGTTGTGTACGAAGGTGGCACTGTTACAAATCCTGATACAGGTGAAACTTACACTGTTGAAGGTTGGAACAAGCTTGGTAAGTACGGTAGCGGTAAAGGCCATGAAATTTACAAAATGGCTAAAGATACGTATGAGAATACATTTAATCAACATCTAAAGTTACTTACAGACAAGATAAATAAGTCCAACATCCCCGGAACAGCTTCTAACCCTAACACTCCGAAGGGCAAGCTGATTGCTGAGATTACTAAAAACTTCCAAGAAGCCATGAAGATGGGGGTGTACTTCCCCCTTATGCGCTATGGCAACTACTGGTTGCGTATTGGTAAGGGTAAATCGGGTGAGTTTTATATGTTTGAATCAGCAACAGCTCGTAACTACTACGCTGAAAAACGTGCTGAGGAATCTGGCAAAACGCTAGATGAAATGGTTGAGTCGCAAGACTTTGATGTGGGTGATGACCTGCGTGACTTGCGCCAAGAGTTTGAAGACTCAAGCCAGATGCTTAAGGATATTTTTAAAGCACTTGAAGACAGCTCTCAAGTTGACCCTAACACTGGTAAAGCAGGTATAAGCGATGTTGACGCATTAAAAGATCAGGTCTATCAGATGTACTTGATGACTCTGCCTGAGCGGGATATTCGCCGTCGGTTTACGCACCGCCAAGGTAAAACCGGTTTTAGTGCAGACGTAATCCGTAACTTTATTGTGTCCCAGCACACTGCCGCTAATCAGCTTTCTCGTTTAGCTTACTCAGACAAACTGCGCCTTGCGATTGGTTCAGCTTACGCTGAGCTTGCTGGTAACCCAGACAGACTAAAACTATCTGCCTTTGTGGATGAGATTGCTATGCGTGCGGCGGCTGAGATAAATCCACCGGCACCGGGCGAATTTAACTGGGATTCTGTGGCAAGTGTTGCTAATCAGGCGGTGTTCTACTACATGCTGACTTCGCCTAAATCTGCGTTGGTACAGATGACCCAGCTTCCTGTGGTTGGCTTGCCTGTATTGTCTGCTGAATATGGTATGGGTAAAGCTACGGCTACGGCAATCCGTTACTCTAACCTTTTTAACAAACTTGGTACTACTAAGAAAGATGCAAACGGGGACGTTATTACTTCTTGGGGTGAGCCTTCTATTAATGATTCTGGGTATGTCAATAAGCATCCCGACCCTGCGTACAGAGCAACACTAAAACGTGCTTGGGAAGCAGCCCAAGACAAAGACATTTTTATGTCCACCTATGCAGCCGACATGACTGCAAGAGCCAAAGTGCCTACTCAACGGTATCAGGGTGGAGCAATGCGTGTTCTTCGTTGGACTGGCAACCTCATGGGTGGAGCCTTCCACCACATGGAGCGCATCACAAGGGAAATTATGTATATGTCTTCCTTTGAGCTTGAGTACGCACGCCAGATTGAACAAGGTGCTAAGCCAGCCGATGCAGAAAAAGCTGCTGTTAATAAAGCTGTGGATCTAGTCTATGAGTCCTTGTTTAATTATTCTCAGTACAACAAACCACGCTTGATGAAGGCTGGACCCATATATAAGATTGCCACACAGTTTATGACTTACCCACTCCAGATGACTTCTTATCTGGTGCGTAATTTCTACGGGATGTTGCCGTTCTTAAATAAGTCTCAGAAAAAAGAAGCAGCTATTCAGTTCTTTGGCACCATTGGTATGACTGGAATGTTTGCTGGGGTTGTGGGTCTACCCGGTTACAGCATGATTATGGGTATGGCTGAAGGCGTCCGTGAAGCATTGCGTCCTGACATGGAAGACGAAGATGCTGATGAATACTACGACGATGACGATGAGGGTAATCCATTAGGTAAGCGCAACTTAGATCTTTGGTTCCGTGAGTGGTTTATCCCTCATTACTTTGGTAAAGATAGCAGTCTCGCAAACGCTATGGGTCTTACGGACGAGCAGGCTCTTACTCTTCAACGTGCGGTCAAGATGGGGCCAATATCCGCGTTTACTGATCTCAATATTGGTTCTTCAGTATCACTAAATGAGCTTTGGTTCCGAGATGATGTACCGGCTGAGAACTCTAAAGAAGCCTTAGAGCAGTTTGTATTTAGCACCATGACGGGCCCATTTGGTAGCATGGCTACCAGTCTTACTGGGGGCGTTGAGGATATATTAAACGGCGACCTAGTGCGTGGTTTTGAAAAGTTGTCACCTGCCTTCTTCCGTGGCGCCTTTACTACATACCGTTTGTCTCAAGAAGGACTTCAGACCCGACAAGGTGCAGAGATCAAAAACGCTGAGTTCTACACTACGGGTAAGCTAATAGGTCAAGCTCTTGGGTTCCAAAGCACTACCATTGCCGAAATTCAAAAGAGCAATTTCAAAGCTAAACAGATGGTGGAAGAAATTAAAGATGAACGAAAAGATCTTCTTCAAAAACTAGATAAGGCGTTTCAGAAGTTTGACAACAACCCGTCTGATGCAAACGACGAAGCCATTGACGACATTTTTGTAGAGATTGATAGGTACAACTACAAGAACGGCATGATCCCAATTACCAATGAAACAATTGAACGTTCGTTAGAGGGTCGTGCTAAGCGTCGAGAAATGGCAGATTATGGGTTAATACTGGGCGAGAAAGAAGCGGCGTTCGTTTACCCAATGTTAGAAAAGACAAGACCCCTTCAATAAAAAACCCCCGGTTTTAGGCCGGGGGTCAAAGTCTCAAAACAACAAAGAAGAAAAAAGGAAGGGAGCGAATCTTCCCAAAGCCAGTATATCAAATTCTCCAGATTCGTAAACCTTTTACCCCTTCTTCAATCACAACCTTAAACAGAACTTTGTATCTCAACCGGTTTGTGGTGCAAAGTATTTCTTTCTTAGCTTCAGGTGGGTTCAAGCACGGAATGAAGAACGAAAACCCCCTCTTAAATTTTTTCCAATTAATTTGATAGCTAACTTTCTCCACCAACATCGCTTACCTCGGTTTCAACAATAGTGTCCATGCTTATGAAGTCTGCGTTTGCGCAGTTAAAGATCAGTGTGTGAACACCGGGAGAAACAATCTTCATACCTTTTGAAAGTCGTTTGTTTGTGGTGCCTAAAAACACACCTTTTTTGTCTAGGTCATCCAACGTGTTTTTGTAGTTGACCTGATATTTTACGCAATCCTCTTTGAAAGCTTTAGCGGCGAGGAACATCTTCTTGGTGTCTGGCTCATAGCGTATGTACAGCTCGCCCCTTGGCTCAAGGGTAGGTAGCGAAGGCATTGCAGTCCGTCGATCAACGTTGTCGTTAACTACTAAAATGTTTTGCATGTGCCTATTAATGTAGTCACCGATAACGGCAACTACGTCACTTGCTGGGGGCGTTACATCTTTGCGCAGACTAAGAATCATCTGGGTAGCCCACGTGTAAATTGCTTTCATATCCCAATTTAAAATGCCAATGTTTTTGGCAATCAAACCACCTGTGATGTTAGCCGCCACAACTGCTGACCAAAATCGCTCACGTTGCGTAAGTTTTAGTTCTTTGTCAATCTTGGCTTGGATACCAAGTAATGCATTTTTAGCTTCTTCTAAATTATCCACAAGCCACTTAGCGTATACGTCGCCAGCATGTCCAAAGTTTTCTTTTAGTTGGTGGTCAAACATTGACTTAGCAAATGCGGGTTCAAGCACGTCGTTGAAATCAATCTTGTACTCAATCAACCGCATCATCTCCCCATCAGGGCTTGTCTTTAGCGAAGCTAGCTTTTCATAAAAAGATGCGTTTGAAGAACACAAAGAAATGCACTGCCACGATGTTAAGTTTTGTCGTAGCTCGTTAGCTGATGCTTTAACCCGATCCTTACCCCGACCTTGGGACATACCGTACGCCAGAGTAGAAAAATCTGAAGAACTCATGTTGGTTAATTCGTCTACTGTAAACGGCAGATTGTTCATAACCCCAAGGCGCAAAAACTTAGCGTTTAGTGTGTCGTCCCACATAGCGCAGAGTCGATCAGGACTACCCCATACGCTGTTGCACATATGAAGGATAGTTGATTTACCAGTGCCTGACCCTGGATGGATGACATTAATGATTGCTCCGTTCTGACCTAAAAATTTAAGTAGCAACGAACCAAAAGCCGTGAGTGTTGCAAAAGCATGTGGCTCTAACCCAGGCTTACCGTATAACTCAAAGACTTCACTCCAAGCTTCTCTCGATCCTTTTGGGTTTAGATGCTGAGCAATGTTTTGTGTTGTTGAAGAAGGGGGACTATGAAAAATACCATCTGCTGTAATTTCTCGATCTCCAACAATAAACTTTGTGTCTTTGTCAGCCCAACCAAATTGCTGTCTCATTTGTTCAGCCTTTCGTTTAAATTGCAATTCTTTGATAGAAAGAATGATGTAAGTTGTTAACTCTGTAAATGCATCTTTGCCGCAGACTACGCCTTGACTTGACAGGGCCTTGCGTAGTTCTTTTATTTCAGTAACCTGACTGTTAGGCACCACAAATTCTTTAACGCCATCTCTGGGTAGGTGCAGTTTCATAACTACAACGTCACCTAATAACGGGTCTCTCATACGCTTTACAACGTAGAGGTCATGTTCGTAAATTCGTTTTGGCTCTTCTTCGTCCCCCAACGTTTTGTAAATGCCACCGTTCTTACCTCGGAAGTAAGGGTGCGGATACTTGGGTATGTGGTGTACTTCTTCCTCTTCGTCGTCTTCGTTTTCTACGGCGATTAAATTATCTTCTTCAGTGGCCTCTTGTACTTCTTTGCCTAGTGTTATGGGGGAACCAATCTTGCCCCTAAACTGACAACCTTCACAACCACCGGGGTTGCTCTTTTCAAACTCTGGGCAAGTGTGTGGTCCTACAATGTGCTGAATTTTTCTTTCCGTTGCATGAAAATCGTACTGAGGATACCCCTCGGATACTTTGTGGATGGCAACATCGCGGTCATTGCAAAACTTTGCGACCGACAAAACATTAAACCAGCGCCCTTCCGAAAGAGTTTCTTTGTCTTCAAACGCCGATAAAATCTGTGGACATCCGCTTCCGTTGATGCTTCTGACTAGAATTTTTTTGAAGCTAGACGTTGTGTTTTCTAGCATAGACTTGGCTAGTTCTGTTAACTCACGCTTAGGGGGTTTTTCAGAAAGCTCTTTTACCCCAAGCAACGCTTTAAAAAATTCGTAGTCAACCGGATCTGCATAGCTAAGTATTTCTACTGTTGAGGGTGGGTCGTCTTTAAAATTAAAAGTGCCTGGTATCCTAAGCACCCTAGCAGCTTCAAACACTTGCCCATCAATGTAGAAATTATGTTGTATGCAAAGATCTCTTAGTCGTTCTGCAACAGGCTCCCATTGACTCCTAGTTACTTCTTGCGTTAGGGGCCAGTAGACGTGGATGCCTCTGCCTGAGTTAACTAAAAGCGGTTTGGGTAACCCAACTTCTGCACAAAAGTCTTTAAGTTTTTGTAACCCCGTTGCTTGGTCGATGTACCCATCTGGCCTTCCGGTCTTTGGGTTTACCTCGGCTTTGCTTTCACCGCAGTCAATGTCAATCCAAAATGCTTTAAGAGCTTTGACGTTTTCTTTCTTACGGTTACTTGGTGTTTCAAACTTAGCCACTCCAAAGTAGACATTGCGTTTTTGCTTAAGAAACTTTTCTGCTACAGCATCAACTTCTTGTCTTGTGGCAACTAACTTCTGCACCACGTCTTTTTCATTTTTTATACCCAGCACGGCAAACCATCCGTCTGATGGTTGCACAATACTTAATAGATCAAGTTGGTCTGTCATTTTAAGTGGCTAATATCGTTAAGCAAACGTTCAACAGCTTCGGCTACTAGGTTCTGGGGGTTACTAGCCCCCGTGAACCAGTTGTAAACGGTCTGTCGGCTAACTCCAAGTGCCTTGGAAACTTTATGCACCGATACGTCATTTTTGATGCAAGTCTTACCAAGGCGAACGCCCAGTAACTTGGGGTTAGCTTGTTTGTTTAACTTTATGAGCCTCGTTGAATATCCGAGGCTCATACTAGCTACTTGCGCCCCATTGATTTACTACATCAGCAAGACTAGCTTTGGCCTTGGGCGAAGGTTCAGCTTTCTTGGACTGACGCTTGACCGGCTCTTCAACAACTTCTGCATCCTCATCATCGGGGTCTTCAGTACGAGATACTTTAGGAGCAGGTTTTTCCTCAACGGCAGGTGGTTGCTTCTTAACACCATCTGCTTGTGCAACCGTAATCATGGTGTACATTTTGGTTTCGGGTTTGCTCTGTGTTGCTTTCACCATCTCGTACTCTTCGTCACTGATGTTACGCAACGGAGTAAATAAAAGCTCCATAGTGTCTGCGTTAGCATCAAAAGACACGTTAGTAACAACGTTGTCAGGCGATTCACCATTAGCAATGAGAAACTTTACATACGACTCAAAGGGGTGCACATTACCGGTGCCCTTACCAAAGAGAGACTTGGCAGGTACATTGAACTGATACACGTCACCACTTGCATCTCCCTCAACCAAAACAGATATGCGACGCTGATACCGGCAAGCTTTAGCACCGTTTTCACCAGAGCCCTTGGTGTTCTGAGGGCAGTCAGCACAGTTTGAGTGTTGCTTATCACCTGCGGCGGCTTCTGGCTTATCGCCAAGGTTAGACCAGCAGTTGGGCAATGTGGGCTCACCGTTAGGGTCGTACTTCTCTTTGTAGTAGATACGAGAAACTTTGGGTAACGCACCAACAATGATGAGATTGATTTCACCACGGATTGCATTACCAATTTGCTCACCGTTGATGATGCGTTTAAAGGTACCGTTGGTGTTGGTCTGTATACGACGACTAGTCGTAGAAGACGCTAGAGACTTGGCAAAATCGGAAAGCTCCCGATTGCCTGATACCGCAACGGCGTTTTGCTGTTTGAAAATAGCTACGTTACTCATAATCGCTCCTTATTTAGCGGTTGGTTTACGAACTTGCACTGCATACTTACGATCATTCTGGAGACCAGCAGGAAACTTGTTTGGGTTTTCTTCTAAGAATTGGCGCATGTTGCTGTTGTGTATGCGTTGTTCCAGTAACTGTGGAACGTTGTTTTCAAGAATGCACTGGTACAAAGATTCCCAGTCGCTAGTCCAATACCGAGAGGATATTCGACGTGACACCGTGCCAACCGGAGTGCGGATGCTATCGAGGTTTTGTTCGTTGCATATCTCAAGCAGTTTGTTGCCAACTGTCTCAAACTGGTCTTTTAGTTCTTGAAGCTCAACTTTGTGTTGCTCTTCTTTTTCTTCTATGGCTGTGCGTATCTTAAGGTAGACAGCTACAAGGCCATCAATAGCCAACTGTTCTTCGGTCATGCTTCGCTCCTACAAGTTATGAACAGCTAGTATATCACAACTTTTGACTTTGTCAAACTTATTGGGTAATTTCTTGGCGGTATAAGTCCACAATTTTTTCGTGGTTAGTGATGTTGTTTTGAAGCATGTAGTACAGCTTGTTCTCAACTTCACTTCCTCGTATGTGAACTATGGTCATAGCGTTTTTTTGGCCCGGTCTGTTGATCCGTGCGTTAGCTTGAAGGTAAGTCTCAACGCTTGTGACTGGGGCGTACCAAATAACAGTGTTAGCGGCTGTCAATGTTAACCCATGCGAAGCTGCTTGTGGCTGAATGATTAGCACGTAGGGATCAGGGTTTTCCTGGAATTGCTTTATAAGTTCGCTACGTTTATTGACGGACACTTGCCCGTTGATAACACCGCAAGACACTCCTTGCTTTTCCAATACATCACGCAACAACTCAATGGTGTGTCGGAAAGGGACAAAAACCAACACCTTGTGAGAAGACTCCTGGATGACTTCAAGCACTACTTGTAGCCTATTAGATACATCAAACTCAATGACTCCCCCAGCGTCCGAATAAACTGCACCACCTGAAATCTGAAGAAGTTTGTTGATATTTATAGCGGCGTTAACAGCCGTAACAGACTCGCCATCAGCAGTAAGAGTCATTTGTTTTTTAAGCATCACGTAGTACTTATGTTGCTGAGGTGTAAGAGGCGCTTCTCGTTCGATATGAGTAACCTCTGGTAGGTCCAAGCATTGATCTTTTTCAAACCGTATTGCAGGTTGCAAAACTTTATGCACTATACTTTGCGCCTGTGGTTTAGGCACCCATCGGTACTCTGAAACCTTGTACATAACTTGATCACGGAACTGCCCGTAGAACTTAGGAGCGTTATCGGGGTTTACTAATTTAGCTAAACCATAAGCATCAACAGGGGATTGAGCGGCAGGGGTGCCGGTAAGCATCCAAAGCCAGTCAGCCTTAGCAACTACGTCTTTTAATATTTTCCACCTATTAGTTTGTGGATTTTTATAGGCGTTAGCTTCATCAACAACAATCAGGTCAAAGCCACCCTCAAGTATTTCTTTCTTTACAACTGCCAGCCCGTCAAAGTTAATGACGACAAACTCAGAGCCAGCCTTAATAATTTTTGCTCGGGTCTTTGAGTCGCCGTGGGCAACTGAGCATGAGCGGTGCATTGCAAACTTAAACATGTCCTGTTGCCATGCTGATTTCATAATAGACAGAGGGCACAGAACTAGAATGCGTTTCACCAGGCCAAGATTCAATAGATAGTCTGCCGCCCAGATGACAGACGCAGTCTTACCAGTGCCTTGTTCGTTGAAGCAAAAAGCCCTCTTGTGGAGGGTAAGGAAAGAAGAAGTTTCTTTCTGGTGGGCAAACGGCGTTAGTTTGCCAGTCCATTTGTAGTCTCGTTTTATCGGCGATGGCACATCTTTGATGCGTAGTTTTGCGAGGATTTGCGCTTCAGCTAAACCCCAGTTAACAGCCACATCGTGGATGTCTTCTTCTCGGTCAACTACTGCGCTCTTTTCAATCTGCTCTGTGATTAAGTGTGGTCGTCTTGTCCGAACCAACAAAACTTTGTCATCAACTATTTGCACGCTTTTTTCTTTCTCGGGGGCTGATCTCTGAAACCAATTTGTTTTTAGAGTCGCGGTCAAAAGATCGGTTCTTAGACTTAGCTTCTACTTTGGTGCCCGTACCATTTGTACCACCTTTTGATACGGCTTTCTTATGGGCAATATCGTTGCCATCACCTTTAGTTACTTTGCCTTCCCGAAGTGCTTTGCGCCGAGCGGCATTACGCATCGCTCGATTTTTCTTTTGCTCTTCAGTACCTTGGTACTGTTCGTATTCCTTTTTATACGGGCGGGGTTTGTTCACGTACGGCATCGTTAGATTCCTCTTCTGGTTCAAACGGACCTCGTTCTATTTTGCCGTAAATTGGAAGAGTAAGCAACCCTATCTTCTGAAAAGCGGCAATAAGTACTTCTTGTTCATACCCGCCATCAAACTCAATTGAAATTGCTCCTGTTTGATATGGACCCTCCCACAAAAAAGCATCCGCTTTTGGGTCGTAACGACTGTGGAACATTACTTGCATGTCATATCCGCTAATCTGGTTTGTCCTAAAAGTTAAAACAGTCCTAGAACTTTTTCCCTTGTCAGGCCCAATTTTTAGCTCAAGTTCCAAAGCCATGCAGTCGTTGTTTCTAAACTTAAACTCAGGGTTTTTTATATCGAAGTCTTTAGGTGTTAAACAATTGCTTGGGGTCGCTGTCATTTTTATCTCCTGTTGTGTTCGCAAGTTGTAACCGGACAGAATCCGCAAAGAGGTCCGGTGTTTGGGTTCCATACTCCTGTTTCTTCAGCATTAGCAAGTCGATCAAGCAATGGGTTGAAAGATTCAAAGTAAGAGTCTCGCTTCTCGGCAAAGTGTTCTTTGTGAATAAACTCATTGCTCACAACAAAGGCTAAGGCCGACTTGATCTTTGTAATCTGTGGGAAGTGTGTGAACAGTGCGGCGGCTACCACGTCTAGCTGTTTGAGGTCTGCATACTTAGCGTTCTTGCTCGTCTTGTAGTCAATCGAAAAAGCCAGTGTGTCTTGAGTAATAACTACGTCAGCAACCCCACGCCACCAAACATTCTTATCGAAGAAACCGCATGGTTCATACCCTGCACCCGTCTGCTTGACACCAAGTTTCATTTCGCAATGCTTGTCACCAGGGATACTTTTGATAGCGTCTACAGTTTCTTGGATAAATTTAAATTTAGGGGGAAGCTCTTTGTCTTTTTTAAGAAAGTCTTCTGCTGCTTTATGCAGTTCTTGCCCGTACAGAGTAGCTTTACTGCCTTCGTCTTTTACATCCTTTGCTATTCGCAAGTGGTAATACTTTTTAGGGCATTGTTCAAAAGTTTTAAGCGAAGAATAAGACCATGTAATTTGAGACATCATTTGAGCCTGTAAAGAAAAGGTTTGCTATTGGGCACAACTTCAGCCACGCCTTTTTTAACCATGTTAGCTAAAGCTTGTTTTACAGATGACTCACTAGCAATAAAATATTTTGCCATCTTAGTGCTTGTCACAGGTTTTTTGTGTTCGCTTATGTAAGCAAAAATCTTTTCTTCAACTGTTCTCATCGTTCCGTGCCTTCTAGTCTATCGGCAACAAGTTTGGCGTAACCTGCAATGTCTACCCATGAGTCTGCATAGTCTGGGTCGCCGTTAATAATTCGCGCGATCTTGTGTGCAATCATTTCTAATGCTTCTCGTTGGTCAGCCGCAAGCTCTAGGTCTTGTCTTGAATTAAACATTACAGACTTAATTGCCTGACTAATCTCTGCGTGACCTTTGAATTTACCGTATCGGGTACCACGCTCGTCCAATGTTTTGATTATGTTGTCTGCTGGCACTTTGTATGACACACCGCTTACACGCATGGTTTCTTCAATAATATCTTTTAGCGTTTCGGGTTTGCTCATTTCACCTCCACAGGTTGTTTGTTGGCCCAGACTTCCAGGCAGACTTGCTCAAGCTCAAAGCTTACCGGGTTTGTCTTAAGAGCGTCTTTTACACCACGTTTGTAGATGCTGATTAGCTCCTCGGCCCTTGTGGTTTCTGTGTCTTGGGAAATGTACGGCTCACTCATCACACGTTGCCACGCAAGCACAGTCAGTACCCCAATGACAAAACCCAACAACCAATTAACGATTTGTCTCTCAGTCATGTGATGCTCGTTCTTGTATAGCCACGCTCAGCAAACCCGACTTCCTCTTTGAGTACCCGAATACGACCCTGGGCATCCTTCAACTGCTCCTCAAGCTTTTGATTCTCATGTTTTAAATACTCAACTTCTTTT